CCTAAAAAATGCCCCGCGGGAAGAAAAACTGGGTTGCTTCATGATCATCTTCTGGTAAAAGTGACCAAGAACTCTTGCGGAAGGAGTTGAATCTGTGGACGAACCGACCAAAAGAAATTCGGGTGCCAGACGTAGCGGCCGGAAGCCAGCGACAACTCCCGAGTCAAGGGAGAATCAGTTGGTTTCAGCCGCGGTAGACCTTGCCGAGAAGCAGCTTTTGGCTGGGACCGCTTCGGCCCAGGTGATTACACACTACCTGAAGCTTGGATCCACAAGAGAACGCCTTGAACAACAGCGCCTCGCGCATGAGGTAGAGCTGTTGGCCGCTAAGAGACAAGAGATCGAGGACCGAGCGAAAGTCGAGACCATGTACAAAGAAGCACTGGACGCCATGCGTTCATATTCTGGTCTCGAGAGTCCGGATGATTTCGATGTCGACGGTTAGGACCTATCGAGAACTTCGTAGACTCGATAGCTTCGAAGAACGCTTCGAATACCTCTCCCTCAAGGGCGTTGTCGGAGAATCGACCTTCGGGTTTGATCGGTGGGTCAACCAAAAGTTTTACGCTTCGAGCGAGTGGAAGCGTATTCGGGATGTTGTGATCGTTCGAGATGAGGGATGCGACTTAGGCGTACGTGGTTGGGAAATTCATGGCGAATTATTGGTTCATCACATGAACCCGGTCTCGAGGCTTGAGATCACTCATGGAGATCCATCGATTTTTGACCCAGACTTTCTCATTACCACAACACACGCGACACACAACGCGATCCACTATGGAGATGCTCGTCTCCTCAGACGAGGGCCAGTGGAACGTAAACCAGGTGACACAAAACTATGGTGAAAGGAATCCGATGACTGAGCCAACCATTGCTTGGCCGAACCAGTTCCCCGTCGTCGATGGGGTTACCCCAGTCAGTGATGTTTCTCAGGACCCAGAGTTGTTTTCTGAGGTCGACGACACTGAGATGGAGGCCTGATCATGTCCGACACGGTCAAGATCAACCTGGTCCTGGGTCAGCTCCGTCAGAATCTCGGTCTCGGAGAGAAGCCCAAGGGTTCCAACAGCAATTTCATCGTTACTTGGTACAACAGGAACGTTGAGAAGATCGGCCGAGGTCCATGGTGTGAGATGACCAACACCTGGGCCATGTGGACCGGCGGCGCAAAGATTCTCAAGCGTCCGGGTCGAGCCTACACTGTTTGGGCCGTCGAGGACGCCATCGCTGGCCGAGAAGGCATGCGCTGGGTCTACGGAACCAAGGGCATGCGTGCTGGTGATGAGGTCTACTATGACTGGGCAGCAAAGAAGGGAAATTACCGATACGTCGACCACACGGGTACCGTCGAGAAGATTGTTGGAGACGGAACCTTCTACGTCCTCGAGGGGAACGAAAACGACCAACTCCGTCGAATGCATCGTGACGGAAAGTATGTGGTCGGGTATATTCGCTTTGCCTGGAACAGGCTTCCAGACCCGAACCCTCCGGCGTCGCATCCTACCTCAAGCCTTCGCATTCTTCGGAAGGGTGTCAAGGGCGAGGACGTCCGCCACCTTCAGGGTTTCCTGCGGAAGCAGTTCCCTGCCTATGCGAGATATTCTGACGTTCGGCGTGGAAAGCCCATTCTGATCGATGGCGACTTCGGACCACAGACCGATGCTTGGGTCAAGGAGTTCCAGAGAAGGACCCATGTTGTGGTCGACGGCGAGGTTGGTCCACAGACTCGAGCCCAGCTGAAGAAGTTTGGGTTCAAGGAGTAACAACCCGGTTTGTCCGGATAGACGAGGTAAAGGACCGCACATCCTCTCGTCTCCACGCCGTAGGTGCGGCTTCAGGGGCGTGGCACGTTGTAGAAAAAGGAGGTGACCCGTATGGCGAATAGTATTTTGGACGACGTCAAGAAAGTGCTAGGCCTTGACGCTTCGTACACTGTGTATGATGTTGACGTTATTATGCACATCAACACGGCGTTCGGAGTTTTGAATCAGCTTGGCATCGGTCCAGAAGAGGGATTTTCTATTTCGGACAACACCGCAGTGTGGGACGATTTCACAGCTGGTGATGTTCTTCTCAACATGGTGAAGTCCTCGATCTATCTACGAGTTCGCCTCCTTTTCGATCCTCCGACTACTAGTTATTTGATCGATTCGATGAGAAAGCAGCTCGAGGAGTTGGAAGTTCGCTTGAACATCAACCGGGAGTATCAACTGCCCGCGGTCTAGGAGGCTTCGATGACAACGATGCCTTCGGGCACCATCAAGGGCATGATGACGTCTTGGCAAACGGTTGCGTCTACAGACCCAGCAACGTTTGATATGTCGGCGTCGCAGACCGGAACTTCCGTTGCCGTCGGCGATTTCGTGTTCATCCTTATTTCGTCGGGGTCTGGACTTTCGACAACAAAAACACCAGGACCTCCTACGGGTTTTACCGAAATTGTTGCTTGGCAAGCCATGGGAACGTCCACCACGACATGTTGGGCTATCTATGCGAAGCGTAGGGAAACTGGCGATACTGACTACGATGTCCCCCAGACAAATCTTGGGTACGCCAACAATAGTTACGCAACCGCGGTTTGGATCGATGGTTCCAACGCTCAGGACGTAGCCAACTGGACGGTTGGAACGATTGGAACTCGAGCTGGTTCTGGCGGGACCGTTGATAACATCGCGCCAAGCATCACTACGACCGATGGAAACACCATGGTCGTTGGTTTCAGCATGGAAAGAACGACCGCGACTGAGACTGACGAATCGCAGTATACGGTTTCTGGAACTGGGTGGACCAAGAACTTTGGACTTCTCGGAAACAGTTCTGGTGCTGGGTCTACGGGAGCGTGGGGAGCTTATAACGGCGTTGTCACTGCTGGAGCATCTGGTGACGTTACTTTCACAGCTCCAAATGGGACCTCTGCAAATGGCGCTGCGCTTCAGATAGCTATTCCAGCAACCACTGATCCGCCTCCGTCTACCGTTTCTGGAAGTTTGTGGAATGGTACTTCGGTAGACTCGGGTTATTGGTATGTGTGTGACGGAGCTGGCGGTGTGGATTCTCTTTCCTGGGCTGGAATGATGCATCCAGGATACGCATCGATTGACGCCATGCTTGCGGAAACATTTTTCTACTGTGGTCATAGAGGCGGTTCTCGTAACTGGCCCGAGATGAGTTTGCAGGGTTACACGCAGGCAGCTCTTCGTGGTTATGGTGCTCTCGAGGTGAGCCTTGCAAGGACGTCTGATGGGGTGTGGTTCGGGTTGCACGACTCGAGCCTTGACCGAACGTCTTTGGGTACTTCTGGAACGACTCTTCTTGCTTCGTCTATGACTTGGACCGAAGTTCAGACATATGACATGCTTCCGGCAACGGGCGCTCCTGTGGATTCAACGCACAGGCCTTACATGGAGCTCAGCGAACTTCTCGACGCTTACATGAAGACGCATGTCATATTTGTTGATCCGAAGAGTGCCCAAGCGTATCGTGATGAGCTCATCGCCATCCTCAAGACATATCGTGATTGGGACACAAAGATTGTCGCTAAGTCTGTTCCTGGAAACTCGAACAATGCTTGGCTTGTCTCGGCTCGAGCTTCTGGTTTTGTTACCAACGCGATGTTCTACGAGGCCGATGACACGACAACCTATCAAGATCAAGGTGATATTCTTGGAATGGCGTATTACGCGTCTTCTGGAGCTTGGTCAACGATAACGGGTTTTGGAAAACCGGTGATGTGCCACGTTTGTCCAGACACCACCTCCGTGTCTACTGGCCAGGCACTTGGAGCGACAGGCGCTATTGTGAGTGGTCCGGTTCAGGTTCCGCTGATCACACTGTAGGAGGGAGGTTAGATGCCAACAACGATCAGTATGACCCCATGGTCGAAATTTTCAGAAGCTGACTATACTCTCGAGCAGTGGATTCGTGCTTGTCTTATTCACCCTCAGAAGCCGACTACGAGTAAGGGTGATTACAAGCTACCGGTTCGTGAGCCTGATGGAACGTTGAACAAGAACGCAATTCACGCAGTCGCTGGAGTTCTTGCTGGAGCTCGAGGAGGAGTGAAGGCTAGTCCTAGTCAAATTCGTGCAGCTGCACGCAAACTCATTGGATTGTACGCGACTTTAAATGCGGACCCGCCAGCATCTGTCAAGATGCTTGTCCACTCTGAATTGAATGACGTCCTCGAGCACTTCGGCGTCAAAGGGATGAAATGGGGTGTTCGAAAGAATTATCGAGATCTTAGAAACGCTCCTAGAAAGAGTGTCACGGTCAAGGCCAAGAACGGCGACACTGTGGTTGCTGTTCAGCAAAAGATGCCTGTGATTGGAGCTTCCATTGGGGCCATGAGTTCGAGGTATCGTGAAAAGCTGAACAACAGCATGCTATTGGACATGAAAGTTAATGGACGAAACGTTGGGGACGTTGCGTTTGTTAAAAAGTCTAAGGAAGAAGTAAATTTCGGCTGGATAGGCGTAAAGCCGAAGGAGCGTGGAAAAGGATACGCCACTGCTGTCTTTGACGCGGGAGTTAAGTATGCTCGTAAGGAAGGATTCTCCAAAATCACATTGGAGGTTCCTGGTAATGCTCCTGATGCCAGGCATATTTACGAGAAGTTCGGTTTCAAACCAACCGGAGAGCACCTCGGTCATACAGGCGACATGTGGGGCGGTCTTACGGTTATGGCATACGATATTCCTAAGACATCCACGGTTCGTCATGCGGAAACTTTAGACGATGAATTCGAACGAGCAATAACCATGCATTTCGGAGCCATGGGGATCGATGAAATCATGTTTGGAAACGATGCGACCCATTCCGAAACGACCGGCGTTGATGACGTCCTCGAGCACTTCGGCGTCAAAGGGATGCATTGGGGCGTACGGAGATCTCGCTTGCCATCTTCGTCTGATGCGGCTCGAGTCAACTCGTCAAAGAAGATCGCAAAGAAGAGCGGAACTGATGCGCTCTCTACGAAGGATCTTCAGGAGCTAGTTACTAGAATGAATCTCGAACAGCAGTATTCCAGAATGACGTCTAAGCCAGGCCCTATCAAGCGTGGTCTTAACTTCACCAATGGCGTTCTCAGTGCAGGAAACACGGTCAACCAAGCGATTCAATTCACGAACTCCCCTTCTGGGAAGTTTCTTAGGTCGCAGATCGAAGAGAAAATTAAGTCGCGAGCTTCTGGATAGGAGGTGAGGGTTAGCGATGGCTCTGTCTAACACGGCTACGCCAGTTTACTACGGACAATTCAGGGAAGCCGTTCTCAGAGGAGACATGCCGGTCAATCGAGAAATCTCCATGGAGATGAACCGCATTGACTCACTCATCGCTAACCCAAACATCTACTATGATCCTCTTGCAGTAGAGGGTTACGTCAAATACTGCGAGAACGAGCTTACTCTGACGGACGGCAGCGATCTCTACCTGCTGCCATCGTTCAAACTTTGGGCCGAACAGCTTTTTGGGTGGTACTACTTCATCAAACGAAGTGTTTACGAACCTAGAAAAGATGGTCGTGGTGGGCGGCACGTAACGCGAACGATCAAAAAGCGTCTCATCAAGAAACAGTACTTGATCGTTGCTCGAGGTTCAGCCAAGTCCATGTACGTAAGCACTATCCAAAGCTACTTTCTTAATGTGGATACGTCGACGACGCATCAGATTACGACAGCGCCAACGATGAAGCAGGCAGACGAAGTCATGTCGCCTATTCGTACGGCGATTACTCGAGCTAAAGGCCCACTCTTCAAGTTCCTAACGGAAGGTTCTCTCCAGAACACTACTGGTTCTAGGGCCAACCGAGTGAAGCTAGCTTCGACGAAGAAGGGCGTGGAGAACTTCCTCACCGGTTCTTTGCTCGAGGTTAGACCCATGGCTATCAACAAGCTGCAGGGCCTTCGGCCAAAGATTTCCGGGATCGATGAGTGGCTGTCGGGAGATCTTCGAGAAGATGTCGTTGGTGCTGTCGAACAGGGAGCGTCTAAGCACGAAGACTACATCATCATCGCAGTCAGCTCCGAGGGAACCGTTCGAAACGGCAGCGGTGACACAATCAAAATGGAACTTATGGAGATCCTCAAGGGGGATTACTCCGCTCCGCACGTTTCCATTTGGCATTACAAACTCGATGACATCGAGGAGGTAGCCGATCCTTCGATGTGGCTCAAGTGTAATCCGAACCTTGGGCTAACTGTCTCGTATGAGACATACCAGCTGGATGTTGAGAGGGCAGAGAAAGCTCCTGCTTCTCGCAACGACATTCTTGCCAAACGCTTCGGAATCCCTCTCGAGGGCTTCACCTACTTCTTCACTTATGACGAGACGCTTCCTCATAGACCACGAGAGTTCTGGCAACTTCCGTGTTCGCTTGGAGCTGACCTCTCACAAGGTGACGATTTCTGCGCTTTTACGTTCCTCTTTCCTCTTAGAGACGGTGCTTTCGGAGTCAAGACGCGTTCGTACATTACGTCTTTGACGTTGATGAAACTCCCCGGGGCTATGCGAGTTAAGTACGAAGAATTCATCGAAGAGGGAAGTCTTCATGTGCTCGAGGGAACCATCCTCGACATGATGGAAGTTTACGACGATCTTGACGAATTCATTCGTGCGAATAGTTACGACGTTCGTACCTTTGGATACGACCCCTACAATGCTAAAGAGTTTGTCACTCGTTACGAAGCTGAAAACGGACCGTTTGGAATTGAGAAGGTCATTCAGGGAGCTAAGACAGAGTCGGTTCCCCTCGGAGAGTTGAAGAAGCTCAGTGGCGAACGTCTTCTCATATTCGATCAGTTGCTCATGGCCTTTGCAATGGGTAACGCGATTACTATGGAAGATACGAATGGAAACCGGAAGCTCCTCAAGAAAAGAATGGAAGAAAAGATCGATAACGTAGCCGCGTTGTTGGATGCATACGTGGCTTGGAAAGCCAACAAGGAGGCGTTCGAATGAACCAGCAGCGTGTGGAGCAGTTGAAGGTTGT